TGATAACAAAAACAACGTTATAGATCTATTTAGATACGGTGGCAATAACTCCGAGAAGATTATTACACCCTTACGCTATGAGTTTGAAGTGGACTTTGTCTCCGAACATGACGAAGATTATGACGACTATGCTTCAGATGATACTGGCGTTATACAAATTGATATCGAATATCTAAAGAGTATTTCTAAGGAACAAGACTTATGAGTATTAGCAAACAAATAGACGGCAAAAGATTTATATCTGATGTTTACGACAACCTTATGAAGAATACTAATCACAATCCAATAGATTTTTCTAAGATAGATGATGAATGTTCTATTGATGAAGAAAAGAATGAAATATATATTGGAAACTTTACACTAATATTAAAGGAAAAAATTAATGTCAGTTGATATCGTCTTCTACATTACCATTGCAATCTATATTCTAGTATACATACTTAGCGAACCTGTAGCACCTGATGACGAATAAATACTATATCAAAATAGTGCCATACGACCCAGTAGAGCATGACTTACAAAGATACCCAAGTATTGATAAAGTCGGCTTTACTGTTGGTTATTTAGTCTATCAAAACAACCTGCTCACTCATACATCTTGGCATAAGTCTTACAAATCATTATACAAAGCATTAGACAAGTTCTTGAACATTACAAATTAGTCACATATAATCGCTTTGAGGCATAGACTGATTTATACAATTACTTCTCTGTTTACTCTCCAATAAATATTTTATGCCTCTTCATCTTTCACAGGCCTAGATACAACCTCAAAATGATTTAAACCTTCTTTGTGCAGTTTGTCTATAAACAGCTTTTCTACCTCTGAGAGAGCCATAGTCATTGGGTCTTCATCTACATATATGACAGCTTTAATCGTGTTCATCTTCTACGACTTCTTTTTCTGGTTTTTCTGGCAGATCTGCCGGGGATGGATCTGGATCCTTGTTCTCAATACTAGCCTCGACTACATTACCCATCAATTGAGCTAATCTGTTTTCTACTTCCTCCCGACTCATTTGATCTACCTTGCCGAACATAACCTCTTTACGATCTACTATGAGGCCCCCGACCTTTAGCAGTGAGTTCTGGGCAGAAATTGCTGCATTAAAAGACCCAGCTTCAATAGCCTTGTCCCGAATATCATACAGATCCTGGACTGCCCTATCGTAGTTGAGTTCATACTTCTTCTTAGCTTCATTCATCAAATAGTTATACTCCTTACGAATAAGGGGCTTGTTCATAAGTTTATTAGCTGCTTGACGTGGAGATGTATAGCCTGCTTTGTAGGCACATTCAACCAAGGATAGCCTGGGATTGTTGACCGAGATCCAAATAAAATTTCTTTGTCGTCTGTTGAGGGAGTTATCGAGATTGCAATACTCTATGGGAGCTTCTTCTTCAGAAGAGATTATAGGTTCATATTCTAAATTATTTTTTCTATATCCCATGTTGTGCATATTAGAGTTGGAGCAAGTTTTTAATAATACCTACCCCCACTTTACCCTAAAGTGTATTGTGAGGATACTTGAGAAGTGTAGATCTAGTCAAGTATTATTTCATTTATTTAGTAAGTTTCTCTCAATCTCCTGTGACAAAAATGAAAAAAATACAATAATCGTCAAAGGTGCATTCTTATCATGTTTTTAGCTGTCATGACAAAATGACAATAATAGACAATAATCTATTTCTTGGCAGATTTGTCAATATATTGAGCTAAAAGCTCATCAATCAGCTTAGAAAGTTCTTTATCACCATACTCTAAACTTAGTTGAGATATACAAAAACTTAAACTAGCCAAAACAACATTGAGTCTGTCTTCACCCCGATAAACCATGTTATCAAACATAGCATCTAATCTAGATATTACTTCCTGGAGTGAGGGCTTGCCCATTTTGTCTTTGATTTCTACAATCTTTGGCATATCGCATCTTAACACGATATTTCTGCACAATGCTAATATTCAAGCCTGGCTGGTATAACCACCTGCCAATTACAATCATCACAACACCGGCCAGAGTTCACGGGTTCAGCATTATTACCATGCTCCCAAACAACCTCTCCGTCCTCATTCTTCAAGGGTTTTATGTAGCCATTGCAGATACTACACCTTACTTTTTCTAGCTTAGTTACGTTCATAGTCCATATTCATAAAGATATGCTTGATTACTGCAACTGTCCAACCATTACCAAGCATCTTGTATCTTTGAGTATTGCTAACATGATTCGTGTAATTATCTGGGACTGTCTGCAACCTTTCACATTCTAAGGGTGTTAGCTTTCGCCAAGTAAGATCTTCATTGACTGCCACACTATCCTTACCAACTGTTGTAATAGCATTTGATTTGTCATCTTTACGTAATTCAAGCATCTGTGTTGTCTTATTTGCTACAGAACTGCCGTCTCTGTCCATGCGTTTACCTTTATTATCGTAGGCTCTGCCACGAATTGCACCACCAGTAACTACCTTTGGCTCTCTGTTACCACCTTGACATGTGTTTACAGTAGGAGACTTACCATCTGGACTATAGACTCGTTTGAGTATGTCATGTCCATTGATGTCTGTTGCTATGCCTATTTGTTTTGGTGTAGTTATCTTTGGACTATCACTTCTACCAAGAATTGTTGGCGATTTGCCACTAGGATCATATACTCTGCGTTGTCTTTCATTGTCTTTGAGTATTTCTCTAGGTATGTCATAAGCTTTTTTTGGCTTAGTCTCTATGTATTGCTCGGTATTACTAGCTGTAATTGTTGGCGACTTACCCTCATCACTATAAACCCTTTGTTTGGTTTCATAGACACCATCACGATAGACAAACTCCATAACTTCTTGATCAAACACTTCTGTCTTAATACCTAATACTTCCTTAAGTTTGAGCCATATGTTATCGCCTGGTATTGCAAAACTACTGTCTGTTCTAAACCAATGTTCTACCTTTGTGACTGGCATATTAGTTTCTTCTGCTATCTGTTTGTTTGTCTTACCAGACTCTTTCTTCATCTCTCTCAATAGATGTTGTAGCCCAGATATGTTGACTTCATGCTTTCTAACCTTTACTTCTTCTACATTCATGCCTACTTTTATTGGCTTATTGACCAACTGCCTGCGGTATTTATCCTTGTAATGATGGGGTTTTGCACCTGTTTTAGAGTAATTAGCGTCAATACAATAGCTTTTATCTCTATCGCTATCATAGTTATCTTCAAGTATATCCCTTAAAACTATGCCTTTATCTTCTGGTTCTTGTATTCCTGGTATGTTAGTCCAGTAGTATCTTTGCCTTGATTGAGCACTTAGAAGCGAACTGTTTATAAAAATGGGTTCTATACCAAATAGCACCTCTGGATAGCACTCTGATACTTGCTCGGATATAACCTGTAAGAACTCTTTTTTCATCCTCACATTCTCTAATAAAAAGTATTTAGGCTTGATTTCTTTTAATAATCGTATGAACTCAAAGAACAATGCAGATCTAGGATCATCAAAGGCTAGTTGTTTACCAGCAAAACTAAACCCTTGGCAAGGAGATCCAGCTAACATTAAATCCACATCTTGATAATCTTTAGGATCTAATTTGCATATGTCTCCAACATGTTGAATGTCTGGATAGTTTGCTTGACTAACCTGGATAGCATACTTATCTATCTCACTTGCATAATACTTTTCTACTGGTATGCCAAGCTGATCAAGTGCAATCCGACCACAAGACATACCATCAAAAAGACTAAGTACCTTCATTCAATTCTCCATATCCTGCCTACAAAATCTTGATCTGGATATGAAATTTGTTTTGATTTTATTTTAAAGTGTTTTCTTAAAAAGTTTTTTGCCGATTCAAATTTTTGTCTGTTATTAATTTCCACACAGTCACTAATACCCATGTTGAGTAAATTGTCAAACTTACTTTTAGTTTTTGGTATAGGAATATTCTTTATTATTTTCATATCATAGACTCTCTGCTGTTATCTTCGTCATAAAAATTTAAGATCTCACCTTGAGGATCTCCACTACCCATACCAACATTAATAATATGGTATTTCTTGTATGCTGACAGCACGGAATCTACCTTTTTATTGTTATAATCATCTACAGCTTGTTCATAAGCAAGTCGCATCATTGTGTATAAATCGTTTGTTCTACCCATTTCTTCTCCTCTATTGTTTACTTTATGTAATTCTTTTGTTACTGATTGTAGACATTATAGATAAAATATTATAATATATCAACTATACACATAGAGGAGTAAATATGAGTAAGAAAGAAATCAATGTAACTGACATTATTGATGAGATAATCAGCTACACAAATCCATCTAAGGAAGACTTAGAGAAACAAATAGAACAAGATAAAATCAATTACCTTGTATGGCAATGTGGTGTTGCTATCAAAGAACTGCAAGCAGCAGTTGACGAACTTAACAAATCTAAGGAGGCATCATGAGTGCAGATAAATATTTTGAAAAAAATGACAAACTAGCATTTGAGTTGGCTATAGATATGCTTGGTAAATATGCAGAAAATTGTGAGAGAGCACCAGGAAAAGGATCTATGGATCCCATACTTGGTTCTTACTTACTTATGCATCAACTTTGTATTGGCTTATTTTACAAAGCAGAAGGCTTTGAAAATGAACTGACAGAAATAATGAATGATGCTATCAATGATGCAAAAGATACAGTAAAAAAATCTAGAGAGGCATCATGAAAGTACCAGACATGTTAGAGGACTATCCTCACAAACAAATTGGTGATGCACTTTACTTCCCACATTTAGAAAACTATGCCTATCACAACGGTCCTGGCATATCTTCATCTAATATTAGAAGGTTCAGTCAAAGCCAGCT